CTTGGGGTGGTAGAGGTCGCCTGTTCAAATCAGGTCACTCCGACCAATATGTAAAAACGGCTTTCCTCTATTGTGGAGAGCCGTTTTTTTAGTTGAATAGTGCTAAAGATTTTCACAAGTAAATATTAATCATCATAACAAGGTACAGAGCAATTCTCACAAGCAGGGGAATCTGTAAGATAAAATATACATTCCTCACAGTGGGCATAACAGCAACAGTTATCATAATCGCATAGCTTATTGGCACATTCGCCATGATCGGTATTTTCTTTACACCAAAAATTAAACTCTTTCATTTTAAAAACTCCTTTATTATTCAAATTTGAGATTATAAACAGCTTTGCACATTCAGAAATCATTCTGAGAAAAACGCTCAATGAGTTTATCACGGTTGATAACATACAACTCAGACAAACGACACATTGAAGTCATCAGAAGATGACGTAATTCATTCATATCATCAGTAACGCACATACGATTTATAGAACCTTTGAGCATATCAACGGAATTCATAGTTTCTTTGTGTTTTTGCTCCGTATAAAATTTACTTTTCATTTAAAAGACTCCTTTATTATTCAAATTTGAGATTATTCACAGCTTTGCACATTTGGTTGAAATTGCTATGTACATAACGCTGGGTAGTTGTTATATCAACGTGTCCGAGCAATGCTCTGAGGGTTTCGATATCTGCACCGCACTGAATGAGATACGTTGCATAGCTATGTCTAAGCTTATGCGGGGTGAGATACTGTAAATCAGGGTACTTTGTTTTTTGTTGCTCATAAAACATTCTATAAAGCCTGTTATAACGTCTAAGGGATATTACTGTATGCGTTATAGGTGAAACGAACAGAAAGCCGTCTGAGACGTCCTGAGAGCGTATCTGATGAAGAATAGCTATTGCATTACTATGCAAGGGGATAAGCCTATCACGGCGAGATTTTGTGGTCTGTACAATCCTATCACCGCATGAAGTATGTACGAGTGTCTGACAGACTTTAAGATATCTATTATCAAGGTCAATGTTATCCCAACTAAGGGCGAGAAGTTCACCACGGCGGAGACCTGTCCACAAGTCAAGCTGAAACATTCTGCAAACACTACTATCATCATCAAAAAGATGTACGAGATTATCGGGGCTGAAATATTCAGCTTCTTTTTTTATACGTTTTGGAGGTTTAACATAGTCGCAAGGGTTTTTGTCACAATAGCCATTAACTATAGCTTCACGGAATACACGTTTAAGTAAGAAATATGAACGTCTTTGGCGGTCATTACTGTAAGATAGGGTGGATTTAAGACAGTTTTGAATATCAATAGGCTTGACCTCTGTAAGCTCCATATCGGCTATATAACCGAAGTGTTTTTGATTTATATATTAATAATCCTTATAGCAATCATAGGCTATCACATCAACGCAGTATGCGTTGTAGAACATCTCAAACCATTCTTTAAAAATCATAGGACATCATCATTTCCATTCTCTTTAAGATATTGAAGTATATCATTGCAGTTCTTTTCGACCTGACTTGAAAAGGTGAAACTGCTTTCATACTGAAAACAGACATTAGCACGAGGGGGGGAGACTATCGGCAAATCGTCTTTAAAGTCTGAATTGCAATAGATCTCTTTAGTTTTGCGGACTATGTTCTTGCTACTCCAGAAGAATTTACCGAAGATTTTTTTTACGTCCTTAGTTATGTACTTTGTGACGTAAAATGCTAAATTAGACATCTGTCCGTAAGTCTGAATAGCTGTTGAGAAACCATAGCGCCAATCAGACACGTTATATACAACAGGCAAATCAGATATATCACAGCCGAGCTTATCACATATATGCAGGCGCTTTATAGTATCTATTTTAAGGGGCTTGTCATGACCCTTTACAAGGCGTGTACCACTATCAACGAACTTAAAATCACAATCATTTATAAGGGCGTGGCAATGTATACCGCCTTTTTTGTGATACTCAGGAACTAAGATATATTTAAGCCCTTTTCTACTAACTGCATTTTCAAGCCATTTTTTCAAAGGCTTTATGACTTCTTTAGGGTTTGTGCGGTCAAGGTTATCACCATTAAAGGTAATAGTAAGGAAGTATTTCCAATCATTTTGATAAACTATATCAAAGATACTTTGCTTTGCTCTTTGAACACTATCGGAACGAACTTCACCGCTTTGTGACTGCTTATCTTTAAACTTACGAGTATCAAGCATATCAAGCATTATGTTTCCGTTTTCGTCCTCATACTCAAAATAACATATGTAATTTTCACGAGCCGTTTTAAGTTGCTCTTGTCTTGAACGTTCGTCAATACTATGCTCATGCTTGCAGTGATACTCAAATGCAGGGTCTTTAAATATGTGTCGATCAGAACGTGTTATAGTGTAACTGCCGTCACGATATTCCTTTATCTTTGTATTGCACTTGACCTCTTTAGAGGACGTTTTTAGGGGCATTTATATCAACTCCCATTTATTAGGTGAGTGCTTTTTGTGGCTAATATCAAGTAATAGCCACACGCACCGCAGGGCGGCGC